AAGATTCTACAATTCAAGGATGGCTTTATGATAATGCAACTAATGCAAATTTAGCTGCTCGAGCTATAGACTTATACAAAATGGATACAGGATATGGAAAGAAAAAATCTAATAAATTAGAAGCATCAAAATCAGTAACATCAACTAGTAAACGTGAAGTAGAGGTAGGAGATAAAAAAATCTGGTCGCTTAATGAAATAGCTAAAATGAAACCTCAAGAGTTTGTAAAACACGAAAAGGAAATAGATTTAGCTAGAGCAGAGGGTAGGATTCGTTAATCTTTAACTAACAGTCTATAGGAGGACTAAACGATGGCTATAAGCAAATCAGCCGGTTATGATAACTTACCTTCGGGTAATTGGTTACCGGTAATATACAGCCAAAAAGTCCAAAAGTTCTTTAGAACTGCATCAGTCGTAGAAGATATTACTAACACTGACTATGCAGGTGAAATTGAAAATTTCGGAGATACTGTTAACATAATTAAAGAGCCTAGCATTAGTGTAAGCTCATATACTAGAGGTGGAGCAATCAACATCCAAAATTTGGCTGATGACCAACTCCAACTAGTTGTTGACCAAGCAAATGCTTTCGCTTTTAAAGTTGACGATATTGAAGAAAGACAATCTCACGTGAACTGGGAGGCTTTGGCTACGTCTTCTGGAGCTTATGCTCTAAAAGATTCTTACGATGGAAACGTTATTGCAGCTATGGTATCTGGTGCAGGTACTACAGTTGGTTCTGATGGTTCTGGAACTGATACAGGTTTCGGTACTTCAGAAACTGACCCTGCAAATATTTTAGCAAATGCTGCTAAAAGAATGCATGGTGCAGACGTTCCAACAGATAACAGATGGTTCTTAGGAACTCCAGAGTTTTACGAACAGCTTGGACAAGCTTCAGCAAAACTTATGGATGCTTCTGTTACTGGTGACGGAAAATCGCCACTACGTAATGGTAACGTATTGGCAGGTCAAGTTAATGGTTTTAAATTATATATGACTAATAACTTTGCCGCTTCAACAACAAGTAATTACTATAAAGTATTATATGGACATATGAGTTCTACAGCTACTGCTAATGCTATTGCAAAAACAGAAGTTATTAGAGACCCAGATTCATTTGCTGATGTAGTAAGAGGCTTACATGTGTTTGGTAGAAAAGTGCTTCGTTCTGATGCACTTCAAGCAAGACACTTGTTAATTGACTAAGGGAGGATAGAACATGGCAACTTATGACGTAACTGGGCCGGGTGGAACTAACCGACCTTCTAGAAGAAACCCTGGAGTAAGAGTTCCTTATCTAATAGAAAATACAATTGATGTCTCAGCAATCAATGGCGACAGTGGAGCAGCACAAAATGATGTTCTACGTGTTCTTGATTTACCTGCTGAAACTTTAGTTATGGAAGCAGGAATTGAAGTGATAACAGCACTTTCAAGTTCTGTAACTATGGACTTAGGTATTACAGGTGGAGATGTTGATATTTATGCTGATGGAGATACTAACGCAACGGGTTATTCAACATTAACAGCTACAGCAAGACATATAGCAGCAACTGCTGATACTCTTGATGTACTTGTACTAAGTGCAGCTTCAACTGCGGGTAAAATCCGTGTGTGGGCAGTACTTTGTGATGTTGCAGGTGTGGATGAGAACGACAGACAATCTGACGCTCAACACGACACTGCTCAATAATAACTAACTTTAGGGGGCCTTGTGCCCCCTTTTTAACTACGAGGCTTTATGGCAGTACATGATTTACGGAAGGCATCAAAAATTGCTTCCGGACAAAAGATTGTTTCTATGGGTGCAGATAATTCTGACTTAGAGAAACGAGTATCTAGTATAGAAAATAAATTAGATACATTAATAACCTTGCTTAATAAGGAGGACAATAATGACAAGGATAGACTTAAGCCCATTTCGGGCAATGACAGTGGGGTTTGACAGTTTATTTAACGATATAGCTGACTTTCGCCCAAGTAATTACCCACCCTATAATATTGAAAAGGTGAGTGATTATGAGTATAAATTAACTTTTGCTGTAGCAGGATTTTCTGAAAAAGATATTTCTGTAACACAAAAAGAAAATACTCTAGCAATTGAGGGAGAAAATAATCCTTCAGAAAAAGAATATCTTTATAAAGGTATAGCTGAAAGAACATTTAAACAATCATTTAAATTATCTGAATATATGAATGTTAAAGATGCTAAATTAAAAGATGGTATGCTAAATATAACACTGGTACAAGAACTACCAAAAGAAAAGCAGCCAAAACAAATTAAAATAAATTAAATAATGGGGCATCAAGAGAAATCACAAAGTAGCCTTGCTCTGCCCCATACAAAGAGTTTTTATGATTAAAATATGGTTTATGTTAATATTATTTTCTGTGCCAAATTCACCTTCTATTAAGTATAATGGATATTTATACTCAAGTGAAGGAGAATGTCAAATGGCAAGATATGAATTATTTGAAGTGTATAATAATAAACCAACTGAATATAAAGCAGTAACATTAATGGATGCATATTGTATAGAATTTGAAAGTTTCCCTGTACCGGGATTAAATAAACCAATAGGATTTGGAGCATAATGGCAACAACATATTTAACATTAGTAAATAATGTCTTAAATGAATTAAATGAACCAGAATTAACATCTTCTACTTTTTCAAGTAGCAGAGGTATACAAACATCTGTAAAAAAATTCGTGCTTAAAGCTATGCATGAAGTATATAATTCATTATCAGAAGTTCCTGATTTATATTTATCAACTACTCAAGATACATATGCAGGACAAAGAACATATGATTTGCCTTCATCTGCATCACCACAAAGTACAGATAAAGCATATAGAAAAATAGATTGGGATACATTTAGATTAGTTCCAAAAGAATTAGTTACTAATGGAGAATTTACTTCTAATATAACTGGATGGACTACAGGTGATGGTACTCCTTCTCATTCAACTAGTGGCAATGGTAGATTAAATTTAAATGATGCAGCAGCATATCAATCTATTTCAACTGTAAAAAATAAAACATATAGATTACAAGTTAGAGTTATGAGTCCTTCTAGTTCAACTAGTACTGTAGCAATAAAAGTAGGAACTACAGCAAGTGGAGGAGAATATTTAAGTACAACACAATCTGTAACTAATATAGGTGATGGTGCTACATTAGATACAACATTTGATGCAACAGCACAGACATCATATATATATTTTGAAACAGCTTCTGGAGTACAATTAGATATTGATTATGTAAGAATATCAGAAAATATTGGTATTAAAAAATTAAAATATATAACATATGATGATTGGCAAAATAGATATTTAGAAACAGATTTATCAAATACATCATCATCTCAAGGTACACCAGATTATGTTTATCATACACAAGATAAAAAATTTGGATTAAGTCCAGTACCAAATCAAGATACTTATACAATACAATATGAATATTGGCAAGTACATACAGATTTATCAGCACATGGTGATACTATGGATTTAGATGATAGATTTAAAGATGTAATTATAACAAAAGCAAAATATTATGCTTATGTATTACGTTCTGACCCACAAGCAGCAGCAATGTCTGTTAAAGAATATGATAATCAATTACAGGCTTTACGTTCAGAATATATTAATACTAAAACATATATGAGAGATACAAGAGTTAATTAATGCCAGATACTTCACAAATATCACCATTTACAGCAAGTTGTGGTGGAGGATTAGTTTTAAATAAAGATGTATTTACAATGCATCCGGGTGAAGCATTACAACTACAAAATTTTGAACCAAGTATTGAAGGTGGATACAGAAAACTAAATGGAACAACAAAATTTAATTCAACAATAGTACCACAAGTTTCTGCTTCTACTGAACGTGTTCAATTATGTGCAATATTTAATGATATTTTAGTTGTAGCAAGAGGTGGGACTGTATTAACAGGAACTACTTCTGGTAGTTGGACATCAAGAGCTACAAGTAAAGGTACAACTTATACTTATGATTTTGATAAATTTAATTTTGATGGTAATGATAAAATAATTATTGCTACTGGAGAAGCAGCAGCTTTTACATTAAATACAAGTTATTCAGAAGATATAATAAATGCAACTGGTGGAGGAACGGCACCAACTAATCCTAAATTTGTAAAATCATTTGCAAATCATATGTTTTATGGTGGTATGTCTAATGCAACATCT